TGTCGCACAGCGTAACGAAGAGCGTATGGCAGAGGCTAACCTCGCCGCTCGCGGTTTCGTACCAGCAACTGAGGTTCGTGGAGATGACGAGATTCTTCGCCAGATTGCATCTGGTGAGGTTCGTTCACACAACTTCGAGAAGCGTACCCTAGTTAGCTCGAACGACACTGTTCCACAGAGCTTCTACGATGAGGTATTCGCTGTTGCTCGTCTAGCAGGCCCAATGCTGGATGTATCACAGGTAATCAACACATCAACAGGCGAAAACTTGACCCTACCGACTTTGACTGGTTACTCAACCGCAACCATCAAGGCACAGGGTTCTGCAATCGCAGATTCCGAGCCAACCTTCAGCTCGATTACACTTGGGGCTTACAAATATTCCTTCCTCGTGCCTATCAGCAATGAACTACTTAACGATGCCGGATTCAATATTTCCGCGACCATCGCTGAGCAGGCTGGTAACGCAATCGGATTCGGTGTCAACACTGGTTTGACCACTGGAACTGGAACTGTTGAGCCAACTGGTGTAAAGACCGCTGCTGGTTCGGGTGTAACTGGTGGAACTGGTGTCACTGGTGGATTCACCGCTGACAACCTGATTGACCTTCAATACTCCCTAGACGGCGCAGCTCGCCGCCTACCGGGTGTTGCTTACATGGCCGCTGGTACAACCATCGGTGCAATGCGTAAGCTCAAGGACGATGCAGGTAACTACCTCTACACTGTCAATGTCGGCGCTCCTGACAACTTTGCTGGCTACAGCGTTGTTGAGAACCCAGCACTACCTGCTACTGGTACTGGCGTTGTTGGCTCGGTACTATTCGGTCACTTGCCTTCTTACAAGGCTCGTGTTGCTGATGGAATCCAGATTGCTCAGTCTTCGGACTACGCTTTCAACACCGACAGCACTGTCTTCCGCGTAACTATGCGAGTTGACGGAAACCTGACCCACGCTGGTCACATCAAATACTTCAAGGGTGGCGCTAGCTAGTCCTTGATTTAGGCTGAACCCCCCGGTGTTGTAGGTTGCATCGGGGGGTTCTTCTATGTATGCTGAAGGCATGGCAATCTACAAAAAATACACTGGCACAGTCTCAGTCTGGTCAAATTCCTATGATGCGCCCACAGGCTATGGGCAGCAAGTCAAATACCTAGTTGACCGCCTCAAACGAAGCGGCATGGACACAGCGGTCATCTCTAACTACGGCCTAGAAGGTACAAAGCAAAACATAAAAACACCGCATGGCAAAGTTCCGCACTTTGCTCGTGGTTTTGACCCTTATTCAAACGACACAGCTCCTTACGACCACAAAGCATTTACTAAGCTGTCGCAAAATGAGAAGAGCCTGTTTCTAACTCTTTACGATGTCTGGGTGATGAACAGCCCGCTTTATGACGAGTTTCAGATTGCTAGCTGGACACCGCTAGACCATGTGACGATGCCACCAGCAGTTGAGAAGTGGCTACGCAAGCCAAATGTAACTCCGATTGCAATGTCACCATTCGGTCAGAAACAAATGCAGGAAAAAGACATAGAGTGCGAGTACATTCCCCACAGCATTGAAACCAAATTTTACAAACCAACTTATGACTTGCCAAACGGCAAAAGTATTTATGAATACATGGAGAGTGAAGACAAGTTTGTAGTGGGTATGGTCGCAGCCAATAAAGCCTCGGGGCTGTTGCACAGGAAGGCGTTTAGCGAAAACATCCTTGCCTTCAGCATCTTTCACAAGAAGCACCCTGACAGCATGCTTTACATCCACACAGACCCAGTATCACCAAGAATCGGTTGGAATTTGCCAGAGCTTGTCAAGGGTTGCGGCCTACCGATGGAGTCAGTTGCCTTCCCTAACCCCTACGAGTACCGCTATGGCATCCCTAGAGAGCAGCTAGCCGCCTTCTATACAGGTATGGATGTCATGCTAGCCCCTAGCTACGGAGAGGGCTTTGGAGTGCCTACAGTCGAAGCTCAGGCTTGTGGGACACCTGTTATCGGCTCTAACTGGGCAGCTACACAAGACTTAGTAAGTGAAGATGGCTGGCTAATTGACGGACAGCCTCAGTGGGACAACTCACAGCTTGCTTGGTGGCAGATACCTAGCGTGCCTTCTATCGTAAAGTCGCTTGAGATGGCTTACGAGAGAGGCAGGGGTCGCTCGGAGAAGTCAATAGAGTTTGCTAAGCAGTTTGATGTAGAAACTGTGTGGAGAGACTACTGGCAGCCCTATCTTGACAAGGTATTCGATTGATACCTGTTCTGGGCTTTGCAACGCTGACACGCTTTGATTTAGCGCAGCGGCTACTTGACAGCATTGATTACCCTGTTGAAAAGGTGGTCATAGTTGATAACTCAGGCAAGAAGGCTTGGATACCTGAGGTCAACGAACATGTAAAAGAGCTTTGGACTATTCGGTTGCCTCATGGACTTGGGGCAAACGGAGCTTGGAATCTGATTATCAAATCAACGCCCTTTGCGCCGTACTGGGTGATACCAAATGACGATAGCTACTTTGAGCCGGGTGCGCTACAGAAGATTGCGGAAGGCGTAGATACCGAAGCTTTCAATTTTGTTGATGTACACCCGCAATGGAGCTGCGTAGTACCCGGAGAAGGAGCTGTCCTACAAGCGGGTCTATGGGACGAGGCGTTTCACCCTATCTACTTCGATGATGATGAATACGAATGGCGCATGAAAAAGCTAGGAGTAAAGTTCAACAGAATCGAAGCATTAGTTCATCACAACAATTCATCAACGCTACAGTCAGGATTCAATGAGCGCAATAGGCTTACTTTTGCTGCAAATCAGTCTTTATTTACAAACAAGAAGGTTGCAGAAGACACACGAGAAATCGGTTGGTCACTAGCTGTCAGGAGAAAAAATAGATGGGACTAAAAATCTATACAGGCGGCACTTTTGACCTTTTTCACGCAGGTCATGTCAACTTCCTCAAGCGCTGCTCAGAAATAGGCCATGTGACTGTCAGCTTGAACACAGACGAGTTTATTTATCTATACAAGGGGAAATACCCTTGGATGTCTTATGACGAGCGTAAGGCCGTTTTAGCGGGCTGTAGGTATGTAGATGAGGTCATCCCTAACAAATGGGGCAAAGACTCAAAGCCAACAATCTTAGAAGCAGCCCCAGACATTATTGCTATCGGCTCAGATTGGGCAAGGAAAGACTATTACAAGCAGATGATGTTTGACCAAGATTGGCTAGACCAAAACAACATAATGCTGCTCTACATCCCCTACACATCAGGCATTAGCACAACTCAATTGAAAGAACGCGCCCGCGATAGAATAGAGTCATAAGGAGTTTCTATGGCAATCACCAATGGCTACTGCTCTCTCGCTGAAATCAAGTCTGCGCTCCGCATAACTGATTCAGTTGATGACAGCCTGCTAGAACTAAGCGTAAACGCTGCATCCCGCGAGATTGATGGATATTGTGAGCGAGTTTTTTACGCCTCATCAACCACAAGGATTTACGCACCTCAGACATCTACGCTTTGCGAGATTGATGACCTGATTACACTGACTTCACTCAAGTCCTCTTCAGATGGCGATGGAAGCTTCGACATAACATGGTCAAGCACTGACTACCAGCTAGAACCTCTAAATGCCCTAAACGGCGGCCTGACAGCCCCTTACACCCGAATTAGGGCTGTCGGTGACTACTTGTTCCCAGAGTTCCCGAACTACGGACTAAACCACGAGGCAACTGTGCAGGTGACTGGAAGCTTCGGTTATTCAGCTACCACCCCAGATGCAGTAAAGCAAGCCTGCATCTTGCTCTCGATGAGGCAATTCAAGCGCTATGACAGCCCTCTCGGTGTTGCCGGATTCGGTGACATTGGCGTTATGAGGGTTAGCAGAGTTGACCCTGATGTTGCAGCTTTGCTTGAGCCTTATGTCAAAGTGAGGGCAGCCTAGTGGCTGTAAGCATCACTGGTCTTCGCAATGCTCTAGCTACCAACCTAGGTACGATTAGTGGGCTACGCACTGCGGCGGAGATTCCCGACAACCCCTCACCCCCTATTGCGGTTGTCACAATGGACGGCATTGATTACGACCAAGCTTTCAAGCAAGGTCTGACAATCTACAACTTCACAGTTCTGGTTATTGTTGGCAGGGCGGCAGAGCGCGAAGCGCAGCGCCGACTTGACACTTACGCGCAGACTGATGGTATCAAGTCTGGTGTAGAATCGGATAGGAGCTTAGGCGGCCTTGCTTATGACACGCGTGTTGTGAACTTGACCACTATTGGCTCTCTACAACTGAACGACCAAACATACCTCGTGGCTGAATTTGCAGTCGCGGTGTATGCATAAATAAGGAGAAATAAATTGGCAAAGTATGTTGTGGCTGGCACGACAGTCCAGCTAAACGGCTCAGACATAAGCTCAAATGTTGCACGCTGTGAGATTGTGTTAAATTCAAGCGAGGTGGATACTACTGACTTTGGTTCTAACGGATGGACTGAGGTTGTAGGAGGATTGAAGAGCGGTTCTGTATCGCTTGACTTCCACTCAGACTTCGGCTCTGGTGCAATCTCAAACCTGCTACAAGACCTAGTAGGTACAATCGGAACTGTAGCTGTTATTGCTGCAAACGGAACGGCTGCTTCGGCAACCACTCCGCAGTACACCGCAGAGGTTCTAATCAACAGCTTCACTCCTATTGCTGGCGCAGTCGGTGACCTAGCTACATTCTCGGTTACCTTCCCAACCAGCGGTGAAGTTTCATACGCAACCGCTTAAGGATAACTAAATGAAAATCAACCTACGCGTTCAGTTCGAAGACGGCACTTCGAAGGAGATAGTGGCTAACGCTGCCGACCTAGTGGCTTTTGAGAATCAGTTTGATGTCTCAATCGCCCGCCTTGGTTCGGATTCGAAGCTGAGTCACCTAATGTTCTTGGCGTGGCACGCAAGTAAGCGCCAGAAGATGACAGACAAGCCATTCGAAGAGTGGCTAGAGGGCATTGAGAGCATTGGGGATTCAGAAGAAGACCCAAAATCCGAGGGCTAGGGGACAGTAGCGCTCACTGGTACATCGCAGGCCTAGCCTGTGAAACCGGAATTTCTCCTAGAGAGCTAATGCAGCTAGAGCCTCGCATGTTGTGGACTATGGAACGCTGGCTTATAGCTAAACATCAGCCGAAAAACTAAGAGCCGCCCCTTCGGGGGCGGTTTCTTTGTTCGGTAGAATAGACCTAGACTTCTAAGGCGGTAGCATGGCGATAAATCCTCAAATACAGCGCATTATGACCCGCACTGTATCTGCCGCTAACAGAGGGTTCTCAGGCCGCACAGTATCTAAAACTGAGGGTGCTTACCTAGAAATTACAGACTACAGGCAGCTAATTCGCGAGCTTGGCAAAGTCGAAAAAGAAATGGTGACCCAGCTGAAGCGTAGGTTTCGTGAAATTGCTGAGCCTGTGCGTGACGAGATAAAGCGAGAAATTTCTACAAGACCGCCATTGTCAGGTATGCGTAAAGCGGTCATACCGGGTCGTACAACTTGGGGTACTGGTAAGCCAGCTAGGTCTGCGCTTATTAGGTTGCCTCGCGGCAAGCCAAGGGGTAGGAATGTGCCTATCTCGCAGATTATGGTTGGCTCACCTGCAACAATCATTGCTGACATGGCGGGTAAGTCAAACAAGCAAACAGCTAAACGCAAATTTACTAGGCCGTACAAGTACAGCCTCTCACCAACAGGGATGAGAGACCACCGCATAAACCCTGCTGGCAGTCGTAAATTTATCAACAACCTAGACTCAAGGCTAGGTGGCAAAGCATCGCGCATGGTTTACCCAGCAGCAGAGCGTAAACTAGACGATGCAAGAGACGAAATGCAAGAAGCCATCAACTACGCCTCTCGCATTGTGAATAGAGAGCTAAGGGACATCAGTGGCAGCTAGACCGATTCTTGTAAACCTCGTTACAGGCCTAAACGCCAAAGGTATCGAGGAAGCACAAAAGAAACTTGGCACGCTCGGCAGCAGGCTTGACAAGCTAAGCACTAACGCTCTAAAGGCGGGTGCGGCTTTTGCTGCGTTTCAGGGCGGCAGGATTATTGCCGACTTTGCTTCCGATGCTGTAGTACAGGCTCGTGACCTAGAGCGAAACATTGCGGCTCTTGACACTGTCTTTGGTGGCTTCTCGCAACGCATGCGTGACTTTAGCAATGAGGCGCAACAATTCGGTCTATCTCAGTCTGAGGCAGCTAAAGCCTCCGTCTTCCTAGGTTCGGTTCTAAAGCAATCTGGCTTTGAAATGGAGCAGGTTACAAGCCTGACTCAAGACCTTGTTCGCCTAGGCGCTGACCTGTCAATTACCTACGGCTACGATGTGCAAGAAGCACTGCTTGGTATGACCGCCCTCTTCCGCGGTGAATACGACCCGATTGAAAAGTTCGGTGTCGCAATGAAGCAGAACGAAATCAACGCCGAGCTAGCAGCTCGTGGCCTTGATGACCTAGAGGGTTCTGCTCGAAGGCTGGCTGAGCAGCAAATTCGTGTTCAATTCTTGTTTGAGCGTGCTACAGATGCAACTGGTGCTTTCGCCAGAATGTCTGGAACTCTTTTCGCAGAACAGCAAAAACTTGAAGCAGCCATCAACAACATGCTTCAGCAGGCGGGCGAGCCGCTTCTAAAGACACTGGCCGACCTTGCAACGGCTATGACACCGCTTGTAGCAGAGCTAACACCTGTTCTTGTTGCTCAGTTTGAGCGTTTTGTGCCTGTTGGGGAGGATGTTGACAAAGTTGCCGCGGAGCTAGCTGGAACTCTTGAAAACCTAATCAACTCTCTTGGTGCTATAGCAGAAGCTTTTGTAAAGGTCACTCTTGCCATAGCTGACAACATTGAATTCTTAGGCACTCTGGCTATTCAGTTAGCTTTCCTCAAAGGACTAGACAAGCTAGTCCTAGGGGCTGCCGCTGGCTTTACTGCCATGTCCGCTGGCATAGCAGGAGCTACCGCAGCTGCCAAAACCCTCCGCATTGCTCTAGCAAGAACCGGCGTTGGACTTATTGCTCTCGCCCTTGGAGAAGTTGCTGCGGCTTTACTGCTGTTCAAAGATGCTCAAAGTCAGATAAATCCAGAGCAAGAGCGCTACAACAAGGCACTTGAGAAATACAACAACAGTCTCAATCTAGTTGTTCGTTCGCAGTATAAAGTACGCATTGCTGCGGAGTCAATCAACCCCGCAGTCAAGACACTTGCGGAAAGCGCCACTTTTGCCGCCGGAGAACTACAGCGCTTTGCCGACATTCGACTATCACAAATCAAGATTGACCTTGAAGCAATCAATGAAGAGCTAAACAGGGTTGACACAAGCACGCTTGAAGGAGTGCTTGCAGCATCAGGTTTGACTCGCGAAGACCTCAAGCCCAAGACAGAAGAAATTGGCGAGGCAGCACGCGATTTTGTAAAAGAATACTTTGGAAAGATTGCGGATGAGGCCGAGAAGTCAGAAGCCCGAGAAACCCTTGCAAAGCTTGGCGCATCAGATGCCCTTATTGACAGCATCGTTAGCTTTGGCGAGGGCTGGGAAAAGATTTTTGACAACATTGTCAAGGGCGGCAAATCAGCAGTACAAGAACTACAAGACTTGTTTGATACCACCGCAGCAGGTATTGAAGAACTACAAGCCATACAAGACCAATTTGATAAAAATGTAACGGAAGCTGCCAACAACCGCTTTGACAGGCTAAAAAAAGAATATGACGAAGCTGCTGATTTTGCAGAAAAAATGGCAGAAATTGCTTATGAAACAAAGAGCAGCTTTGATGATTTATTTAGTGCTTTTGATGTACTACCCACAGTCTCTAGCAACATGGGCAAGTTTGAAAGCCAAACAGTCTCTGCCCTTAGCTCCATAAACGATGAATTAGAACGAACACTAGAGCAATACATCACCAAAGACGGCAATCTTTTTGATGAAGCTTACAAAAACCTAAAGCAATATGCTGCTGATGAGCTTGGGGAGCTACGCAACATACAGCGGGAGCGCGATGCGCTGGCTTCTCGCAGGTCTTTGATTGAATCTATAACTGAAGATGTAATGCGCTCTGGAAATCTTGTTGGGCTACTTAGTGACATAAATCGCGACATTGAGAAGAACGAAGACAAAACAACTCGCGTAATACAAGACACGATTACTGCTGGTAAGAGGCTAAAAGATTTCAGGGTTACGCTGATTGACAATCTTGCTGACCCGCTAGAAACAGTTGCTAACAAATCAGAGCTTTTAGTAAATGCTTACACCGATGTAGTTGCTCGTACTCGAACCTTTGTAGAGAATCTCAAGGCACTTCGACAGTTAGGTCTTGACCCGCAACTTTTCAATCAGCTTGTAGAAGCTGGTGTTGAGGCTGGTGGCGAAACTGCTCAAGCCTTGATTGATGGCGGTGCAGATACCATCAAAGAAATAAACAGGCTTACACGCGACCTAAACGAGCTTGGCGCAGAAATCGGTGCTGAAACTGCTGAAGTGATGTACAGCACAGGCGAAACATTTATAAATAGCATTATTTCTGGTATTCAGTCAGAGCAGGACAGACTAGAAAAAACTGCTATTGACATGGCAGAGAAATTTAGTAGGTCATTCAAGTCTGCTTTAGACCTTGCAGTTGACACCATAACGGCAGAGGCATCTGTGGCCGTACCAGAAGTTCCACAAATGGAACAAGTTGTAGAAGATGTGACGGCAGAGCTAAACAAGATTGAAGCTCTAATCAAGGGCGCACAAGCCTTTGTCTCCTCAACGACTAACGCTGCTTTTCAAGCAGGAGGACTAGCAAAGCTTGACATTTATCAGCAGCTCAAGGAAGACATCAAAGACGGCTTAGCGGTTGACCTAGCTGGTATTCGGTCAGGTATGACCACAAAAGAGCTTGAGGCGGCCACAGGCAAGACTTCGCAAGTAAACATCACGATTGCGCCTACTGTCTATGCTGACACGCGTGCGGGCGGTACACAGGCCGGAGAAGCTACTGTGAAGGAAATCAAAAAGTATGTTGACCGCAATGGTGCTATCACAGGTATCATCGGTGGAACAGGAAAGATTGCTCTCTAATGCCGATACCTACTCCTGAAGTACGCATTGGTCTTGATATTGCCGATGAGTCAATTGGTTCGTTTTTTACATTAGGCGATGCAACAAAGGGTGTTCTTGGAAACAGTACTTATGTGCTGGCTGGAACTGTCCTATTCGATGTAACAAATAGAGTTAGAAGTATCACTGTCAATAGGGGTAGGTCGCGTGACTTTGCAGATTATCCTGCGGGAGAAGTTGTAGTCACTCTAAACAACTTTGACCGCGCTTTTGACCCTGTTTATCAAAACTCCCCCTTCTTCGGTTCAATTGTGCCTAGGCGTGAGTTGCGTGTTAGCTCAAACGGAATTGACTTGTTTAGAGGTTGGATAGAAGACTGGAATCTTTTTTACTCTAAAGACGGCGAAAGTCTGGTAGATGCGATTGCAGCAGATGCGACAGTCATTCTTGCCAAGCAGACAGTTACAGAATTCACACCGACAGAGCAGCTTTCAGGTGCAAGAATCAACGCAATACTTGACAAGCCCGAAGTGAGCTGGGCTGCTGGCTTGCGTGACATTGATACAGGGCAAGCAACCCTAGGTACACAAACTGTAGATGAAAATACAAATGCTCTGGCTTACATGCAAAAAGTTGCAGAGTCAGAACCCGGTTCTTTATTTGTGGACAAGACAGGCAAAGTTCGGTTTATTCAGCGCAACTCTGGGTATAGCTCTACAGATATTGTTACCTTCAATCAAACTGACGGCATACCTTATGACAATGTTCAGGTTATTTATGGGTCAGAGCTTTTGTACAACGAAGTACAAGGTATTCGTGAAGGCGGCGGCACAGCTATTGCTTCTAATGTTGATTCGCAAGATGCATACGGAATCAGGCAACTAGACCTATCTGGCCTACTGTACTCAGATGATGACCAGCTTCTTGATTTAGTAGTCAATTATGCAATTCAGTATTCTGAGCCTGAGTATCGTTTTGAAAGCTTTGAGGTAAAGCTACATAAGCTAAATAGCACCGACCAAGATGCAGTTTTAGGACTTGAGCTTGGGGATGCTGTCAGCATTGCGTTTACGCCTAACGGCATAACTCCTGCTATTGAGCGTTTCTTAGAAGTAATTCGTATAAGTCACCTAATCAACCCAGAAGAACACATAGTTCAGCTAGGATTCAGGTCAATTGATTACCCACCATTCGTACTAGGTGATTCATTGTTTGGTAAGCTAGGTACAGGCGTTCTCGCTTGGTAAGGAAAACACATGGCGTTCAAAGATTTTACTGATGGCGAAGTCCTCTACGCAGCGGATGTAGATACATACCTTATGCGGCAGACTGTGATGGTCTTTGCTGATTCAGCAGCTCGCGGCTCTGCTCTAAGCACCGCAATCATCACAGAGGGCATGGTCACATACCTACAGGACACAAATGGTCTTGAGTATTATGACGGCTCTGCTTGGCAGACAGTAGGACTTGACCCCTACTCGGTTACCTCTTCTACTGCAACGGCCTACACAGCCACTACAAGCGATGCCAGCACGCTAATTCAGTTCACCTCGGCTTCTGCTGTATCTTTCGTAATCGGGACGGCTACAGGCCTCACAGCGGGTCAGAGAATAGATGTTTTACAGGATGGGGCTGGCACTGTGACAGTCTCAGCTGAGTCAACCGCTGTAACCCTCAGTGGTGCGGGTACAGCCGGGACTGCTTACACAATCGGCTCACAGTATCAGGCGGCAACAATCCTTAGCCTCGGCTCAGATTCCTACCGCATCATCGGTAACATTACGGCGGTCTAAATGCTGCTACTAGGTGTATTAGCATCGCAGGCACAGATAGCAATAGCCCTCAACCTGCAATACCTTGTCATCGCAGGTGGCGGTGCAGGGGGTTCCAGCGGCTCTGGCGGCGGTGGCGGTGGTGCTGGTGGTTATCGCTCAAATGTCACAGGTGAGAACTCAGGTGGCGGTGCAAGTGCCGAGGCAGAATTTCCTTTTTCTCTAGCCACAAACTACACAGTCACAGTAGGAGCAGGTGGAGCTGGTATCACAGCATCTAGCTACAACACAACACGCAATAATGGCAGTAATTCAGTTTTTTCAACAATCACAGCCACAGGTGGCGGTGGTGGTTCGGGTGGAAACATTGTCGGAGCTGACGGAGGCTCTGGCGGTGGTGGTAATGGTGGCTACTCATCCGCTGGTGGTAGTGGAACTACTGATCAAGGGCTTGCTGGTGGGACAGGTGTTTACACATCTGCCGATGGAGAGCACGCCGCAGGCGGCGGTGGTGGTGGTGCTTCT